GCAATCTTAATTTTCCCGAAACGGTTTCAAAAAGCCATGAGTAGCCACGCAGAAGCCCCAAATAGCCCCGTAAACGCCCCAACGGGACACGAACGGACGCAATCGGTTTTAGTACCCATATCCAGCCGCTTAAAAGGCTCTAAAACCCCGCGTATCGCCACTAAAACGCTAAAACTGCCATCAAAAGGCGATGAAGTCGTGGAATTTGCTAAGTCAATCGGGCTGGAACTTATGGATTGGCAGGTTCACCTAGCTGGCGAGATGTTCAAATACCAAAAGGACGGACGATGGGCGCACAATACTTCGGGCTTTATCTGCGCTCGCCAACAAGGTAAGACGACATTCATGGCTGCGGTTATCCTGACCGGATTGTTTAAATGGAACTTAAAGCTCCAAATTGGTACGTCGCACCGATTGACCACTAGCTTTGAAACCTTTCGACAGCTGGTCGGGATTATCGAAGATAACGAGCAACTACTGGAGCAGGTTAAAAAAATCCGTTGGCGTCATGGCTCAGAAGAAATCGAACTTAAAAACGGTTGCCGCTACATGGTAAGAGCTGGAGCGTCGGCAGCGCGTGGTATTGCTGCGCCCGATTTGGTTTGGATTGACGAAGCTCGCGAATTAAAAGACTTGGATACTTGGGCGTCTATGCGATACACGACGATGAGTAATCCAAATCCAATGATTATTACGCTATCCAATGCTGGCGATCAACACAGCCTAGTTTTAAATCAGCTACGTGATCGCGCGCTAAAGGCGATTGCAGGTGCTAACGATTCGATTGGTTGGTGGGAGTGGTCTAGCGGCTACGATCAGATAGACGATTCCAAAGAATTTTGGAAAGGCGTGGCGCAAGCAAATCCATCGCTGGGTAAAACCGTACACCCAGATAATATCCGCGACGCGATGAACGACGACCCGTCGGTCTTTAAAACAGAAGTCCTTTGCCAATGGGTAACCAACCTAAGCGCAGCAATTCCGCCTGAAAAGTGGATAGCCTGCGGCGAAGATGATTTGAAGCTATCAGAAGACGAGCCAACCTGGTTCGGTATCGATTTATCGCCGGATCGTAAATATGCGTCGTTAGTAGCGGCTCAAAAGATGAGCGACGACCGCTTCTTCGTAAAACTTCTGCATTCCTGGCATAACCCGATAAGCGTGGACGATTTGGCGGTCGCTAATGACCTTGCGCCTTACGTGCGAAAATATCCTTGCGAAGTCGTGGCTTATTCGAAACGTACAGCGTCGGCGGTAGCTGCTAGGTTAGTCCCGGCAGGAATTCCAATTCAAGACATCGACGGGAATTCCTATTCGCAAGCCTGCGACGAATTACTTGGCGCAGTTACTTCAAAACGTCTTCGCCATGCTAATCAGGAAGAATTTACGCAAGGCGTTAATTCAGCAGCTCGATTAGTAATCGGCGATGGCGGCTGGGTTATTGGACGTCGTGCGTCAGGTGTAAACGTGACGAGCGCGGTTGCCGCCGCACTTGCGACACACTTTGCGACACGCCCAAATCATGGTCTTGAAATTTTAGTCGTGTAGGCGTATAAGCCCTGCGAAAATTGTCGCATGGCTTTGCGCGATTTCCTTGCTATCGATCATTCGGTACGTCCGTCGATTGAAGCTGCCGAATCAATCCCGGTTCAATCTTTCGACACACTTTACGCGGTAAATGCTGGACAATCAGCTACACGCGATCAAGCGATGGCGATTCCAACAGTTGCACGTGCGCGAAATATCATTTGTTCAACAATTGGGTCGTTACCGCTTGAATGGATTAATGAAGCGACAAATACTTACGTTCCAACGCCACGCGTTATTAATCAAAGCGATCAACGCATTCCAGGAATTGTATTTAAAGCCTGGATTATTGAAGACATGCTTTTCCACCCATTCGCTTTTGCACGTGTCCTAAAAAGATACGCCGATACCGGACGCGTTGCAGATATGGAACGAATTGCACCTGAGCGCGTTGCAACAAAAACAAACGCTAATGGTACGGAATTGATTGGTTATTGGGTAGATGGTAAGCCGATTGCACCGGAAGATTTAATTGTCTTTCCTGGCGTAGATGAAGGATTATTGTTCCGCGCAGGTCGCACAATTCGCGCAGCTCATCAATTAGAAAAGTCTGCGTATAACTTTGCGATGAATCCAATTCCGCAAACAGTAATTAAAAACAAGATTGGTCTAACTGCCGATAAATTAAAGCAAATGGGTCAAGCATGGGCAAAGGCTCGTCGCGAATCATCTACTGCAATTTTAAATGGCGATGTAGATATTGAAACACTTGGATACGACCCTAAATCTTTACAGCTAAATGAAGCCCGTCAATACTTAGCGTTAGAGCTTTGTCGCGCTATGGGCTTACCTGCATGGTTCGCGTCTGCTGATCCGCAGTCAAACACTTACACAAATGCAGTTAATCAGCGACGCGATCTCGTTGACTTTTCATTACGTCCGTATTTAACCGCTTATGAACAGCGTATGAGTTTTGCGGATATAACACCTGCCGGAACAAAAGTCAGATTTGACTTAGATGATTTCTTGCGTGGCAATCCATTAGAGCGCGCGCAAGTGTACGAAATACTAAATCGAATTGGCGCGATGAGCGTCGATGAAATCCGCGAAGAAGAGGACTTGATAAGTGAAGCTCAACCTACCGCTTAATATCACCGCTGCCGATTCGACAGAGCGCACAATTACCGGACGCATTGTCGCATTTGAAGAGCCTGCAAATGCTTCGACTGGAAAAGTCGTATTTGCTAAAGGTTCAGTCGAACCAAAGCCGGTCATTTTAAATCTTGAACACGATCGCACCCGTCGAATTGGTAAGACTATGGAAATGTCCTTAGCACCTGACGGAATGAGCATTAATGCAAGTTTTAAGATTGTTAACACGACAGCCGGAACAGACGCGCTAATCGAAGCAAGCGAAGGTTTACGCGATGGCTTATCCGTTGAATTTGCAGTCAGCGATTATAAAATCGACAAGAAGTCCGGCGTCATGCGCGTTACCGCTGGCGAATTAACAGGCGTCGCGCTAGTTAGCGAGCCTGCAATTCGTTCAGCACGCGTTAGCGAAGTCGCAGCAAGCGAAGATGAAGAAGATTCTGCTTCAACACCGGAAGCAGATACACCACCAACAGAAAAGGAAGAAACCGTGTCCGAATCTACCGATTCAGTATCTACCGAAGTTTCGGTAGAAGCAGCGCACGCAGTAACAGCGGCAGCAGTTAACGCAACAGCTGGCGTTGCTTACGCAAAGCCACGCCTAGAGTTCACTCCAGGCAAATACCTAGAAAACACAATCAAAGCAGCACTAGGCGACGACAATGCTCGTCAGTACGTAGCAGCTGCGGCAGATACCACAGATAACGCAGGTTTAGTACCTACACGCCAATTAGCAACCGTTATCAATGGTCTTGCAACTACCATTCGTCCATCAATTGACGCGATTTCACGCGGCACTTTGCCTGACGCTGGTATGACCTTTGAAATTCCAAAGATCACCACACTTCCAACAGTCGCAGAAACAAGCGAAGCTGGTACACCATCTGAAACAGATCAGGCAGCTGCGTTCGTAACCGTGAACGTAAAGAAGTATGCAGGTCAACAGACATTTTCAGTCGAGCTTATGGATCGCACTTCACCAATGTTCTACGATGAATTAGTCCGTAACCTTGCTGCACAATATGCAGCAGCAACAAACGCGGCAGTTTCAGCAGCGTTGGTTTCAGGTGCAACCGCTGATAGCACAACCACTACAACTTACCCAACTGCAACAGAATTGCTTGGTTTCGTTTCACGTGGCGCAGCTTCAGTATTCAATGCTACAAAGGGTCTTCCAGTTCCTTACGCTACTAAGTTAATTGGTGGCACAGGACAATGGGGCAATATCATGACTTTGAACGATTCAGGTCGTCCGATTTACATGGCGCAGAATCCAATGAACGCAGGCGGCGCAGTTAGCGCAACTTCACTTCGTGGAAACGTTGCAGGACTTGATTTCTACGTTGATCCATCACTTAATTCAGGCGACGCAGACGGAACCTTAATCATGGTTAATCCGGACGCTTATACCTGGTATGAAGGATCAACTTATCAGCTACGCGCAGACGTAATCGCGTCTGGTCAAATTTCTTTGATGTTCTATGGCTACGGAGCAATAGCAACAAAGATTGCAGCGGGCGCATTTAAGAACAATAAGGCGTAATTCGCTTTATTAACAGTCATGGGCTTGTCCGCTTCTGAGCAAGCCCAGCAGAAAGGACA